GTTCGGGGGCGAGGACCGACCGGTCCCCGACGAGCCCGACATCGGTGAGGCGGCCGTCCGGGACCTCATGGACGACATGGACGGGGAGCGCACCGTCACTGCCGCGCACATCGCCTCTCAGAGCGACATGCTGCGGCGCGTGCTGTCGGCGGTGCATAAGAACCCGCGTGGAAGCTCACTCGACGACTGACGCCTATGCAGCCCCCAGAGAAGACGACACAGCGACAGCTCGGCTACATGGAGCACCTGCTCGGGCCGAAGACGAGTGGCCGTGCCCGCGTCGAGCGGTACCGGCGCCGGATGGAGCGGAAGCAGTGGCGGCGGGAGCGTGCGCAGCGTCATAAGACTGTGCGGCACAGACCCCCATGTGTGCAGTAGGCTCCACCACACGCTTCCTGCGGGCGGCAACCGCAGGCGGGACACGGCACCGGGGCCGATAGGCTCAACGCCGGCCAGCGCCACAGCAGCGCCAACACAAGCCCGCTGGACATATCGGTTTCCATTTCTTCAATCCCCCGCTCCGCTTATGCTCGTAGAGCTTGAGGGCGAAGACGAGCCCGTCGAGGTCTCCCCCGATCAGGTACAGGTCGAAGACGATGACCCTTTTCTCACACAAGACGAGGTGGACAGCATCGTCCAGAAGCGCCTGAACCGGAAAGAGTCGAGGCTAAAAGACGAGCTCGTCGAGGACGATGAGTTTTGGCGTGAAATGGCCCGAAACCGAGGCGTCGAGCTTCGTGACGACGGCAAGCCGAAAGGCAGTGCCACCGACGAGGAGATTCAGGAGCTTCGGCGGAAGGCGTCGAAGGCCGACAGCCTCCAGTCCGAAAACGAGGAGCTGCGCGAACAGATGCAGTCCACCCGCGAGTCGGGGTTGGAGCAGGACCTTCGCGAGAAGGCGCCGCCCACGGCGAACGAGACGGCACAGTCGACCTTCCTCCGTGAGGCCAAAAGCCGGATGACGTACGACGACGAGTACGGGTGGGTCAAGACGGATGAGGACGGAGAGATCGTCTACAAGGCCGGCGAGCCGGTCGGCGTGGATGGGGTCGTCTCCGAGATCGAGGAGTCGCACAGTTTCCTCTTCCAGTCCACGTCCGTCGACAACGGGCCGAACACGAAACCGTCGCAGGGCACCGGGACGATGACGGAGGAGCAGTATGAACAGGAGGTCGAAAAAGCGATGCAAGCGGGCGACGAAGAGCGGATGCGGGAGCTTGAAGAGATGGAAGCCGAAGGGAAAGTCAAGGCCGATGAGTCGGTCTGATGCTCTCTTGGGCACCTGCGGCGTAGGCTTCGCTGGGCTGCCTGAGAGGGCGGCCCATTTGTATTTCTACTCGACACAGACACGGCAGTCCTCATGTCTACGTTCAACGCAACGCGCTACGCGTCGCAGTGGCTGATGAACCTCGACCGGCGCACGGTCGCCCGGGCCATCACCAACGACGACTACACGCCCATCGAGGGCGCCCGCGCGGTCAAGGTCTTCCAGGCCAACGACCTGAGCGCCCCGGACAAGAACGCCGATAACTCGGTGAACATCCAGAACCCCGGGGGCGCCTCCACCACGATGACGATGGACCAGGAGCGCGATCTCACGGTCGGTATCCCGAGCGTGGAGGAGTTTCAGAGCCAGGTCAACATCCAGCGCAAGTTCCGCGACCGGCAGGCGCAGGCCGGCGAGGAGGACCTGGACGACTTCGTTCTCGGGAAGTACGACGACGCGGGCATCGAGCTGTCCACGACGGCGTCCACGGCTGACGGCTTCGGGGGCAAGATCCGAGACGCGAAGGTGGCCCTGTCGGACAACAACGTCCCGCGCTCCAGCCGCTTCATGGTGCTCTCGCCGTTCTACGCCGATCTCGTGGCCGAGGACGCCGGCGACCGCATCGAGCGCAACACCGAGATCGAGGTGGAGGGTTACATCGGCCGGTACCAGGGCTTCGACCTGTACGAGTCGACGGGCATCGTCGAGACCGGCACCAGCCCGGGCAAGCAGCACCTGCTTTTCGGTCACACGCAGGCGATCACGCTTGCGGTGCAGATGATGAACGCCGCGCTCGTGCCCGACAGCCAGCAGGCCCGCTTCCACGGCGACGTGCTGAAGGCGCTCATGGTGTACGGCGCGCAGACGTTCCTGCCGAATGCGCTCGGCGACCTGGAAGCGGACGTGCCTTCCTAGCGGCGACCCTAGCGCCTCTCTCACGCTGATACGGTAGTGGCTGATGGCCTCGATTCTGACGGATGACACGTGGAGTGAGCACCTGTCCGATGACGCCATGCAGGCGGATCGGCTCCGGCGCCGCGTGGACATTGCCGAATGGCGGGTCATCAGCCACTACCGGGAAGAGGCGGCCGTCGCAGACTCGCTCATGTACTTCGATGAGCCGCTTGGGGCAGAGACCTCCCCGGGCATTGTCCAACTTCGGGATTGGGCCGAAACCGACGACGGCACCCCCGACGTGGACGCGATGCCCGACGACCTCGTGCGGCGCCTCCGCATCGTGATCTCGGCTGTCGTCGAGTGGCGCCTGGACTACGAAGACCGCGAGGGCGTCGAGTCGATCTCGCAGGGCAGCCGGTCGAAGAGCTACGACACGGATCTCCCGAGCCTGCCGAGCCGCCTGTTCGGTCCACTCGACAAGTACGACGAGCGCGAGCCGTTCACCGGATTCTAGCCGGATGCGTGACCCGTTTTCGACATTCCACAACGCCGACCTGACGGTGACCCGGCAGGATGGCAGCCGCGGCGCGGACGGGTACACCGAGACCGGCACGACGACTGTGCTGGATGGTGTGCGATGCGATGCGCAAGACCAGGGGCGCACGCTCCAGAGCCCGGACGAAACGCACGAGGGCGGCTCGCTCGGGTGCTACAGCGTTGATGGCGACGTGAGCAAGGTCGAGCCGGGAGACAGCGCGACGGTGGCGTTCGACGACGGACGCACGATTGAAGGCCACGTCGCCAGCGTGACGCCGCTCGACGACTCGCTTACGATCGCTCGGGACTGATGATCTCCTCCAACGCCGGATCGGTAGCGGACGCGACGCGAGACCGCGCCGATGCGGTGGTGGAGGAGTTCGAGGACGAGCTGGAACGGACGGTCAACCAGGCGCAGGCGGAAGCGTCCCGCCGCGTGCCGGTGGACACCGGAGCGTTGCGCGATGACATCAGCATCGACCGGGGCGACCGGTGGGCGGCGATTTGGAATACGCTCCACTACGCGCCGCACGTCAACTTCGGCACCGACGCGCACACGATCACGCCGAATGAGGCCGATGCGCTCCGCTTCGAGGTGGATGGGGAGGAGGTATTCGCCGCGAAGGTGGAGCACCCGGGGACGCCCGCCACCTACTACATGACGGACGCCGCTTTGGACGCCTTCATTGACTCGATCGACCGCATTGAGGCCTGGGACTGACACTCACTGATTACAGCCACGCAGTGTGCCGCTACCTCGCCAGCAATTACGAACGTCCCTCTACGAGCGCCTATCCGGCGACGACGGGCAGGGGCTCGGCCTTTCGGAAAGCGTCTACGTGTCCGGTAGCGTGCCGAAGGGCGCCTCCGGCCCCTACGTCGTCATCGAGCGGGCGCGGACCCGGGGCGACAACTACCTCGGCGGCGGGGAGCGCTTCCGGCTGCGGCAGGCGATCCGCGTGCACACGCGCTTTGCGCCCGGGCAGGTCAATCACGCCGAAGCCGACGACCTTGCCGAAGCCGTCCACGACAGCCTCACAGGCGCCGACCTGAGCGTTACGGGATACAGCAGCCCCACGGTGCTTACGCCTGAGATTCAGCCGGTCGGCGAGTACAGCGTCGGCGAGATGCGGGCCTACGACCTCAACATCCGATACGTCTTTCGTTTCTCGAACTGACAAGTAGCCACAGCTACACAGACTCATGACCGCTGCCACCGAGCCCATTCCCGGCATCAAGCTCCTCACGATCATCGGCGGGACTGTCGTGGGCGCGCAGGAAGACGCAACGCTGTCCGTGCCGCAGGAGCTTCGCGAGCTCGTCACGAAGAACAACTTCGGGTGGGTGTCCAACCTGTCCGGTCGGCAGGAATGGAGCGTCGAGCACTCGGGACTCCTCCTGAATGACTCCGGGAAGGAGTTCATCGCCAACAACGACGCGAAACTGGAGCTGGAGTTCGACAACGGCAGCGGCGACGGCAACCAGCCGGAGTACCACGAAATTCAGTTCCTCGACTCCATCGACATGACGCTGGAGATGGGCGTCGGGGAGACCGGCGGGCTCGACAAGGCCCTCTGGCGGTACATCACCCCCGGCGAGCGGTCGATGTCCATCGATATCGAGGGCTCGTACCTCGACCCGAATGACAGCCCCGACGGCGTGGGGGAGGAGTACAAAGAGATTTTCGAGCGGAAGGACGCCGGCACCCGGCTTCCTGCCCGCTTCACCATCGCTGATCACACCTTCGAGTCGAGCGTCGCGGTGGGGGACGTGGAGATCACCGCCTCTGCCGAATCGGAAGACGCTACGATTTCCGTCAGCTTCGCGTCCAGTGGTGAGGTCACGCAGGGAGGCACCAGCTTCGACAGCGCGGTCTCGATGATCATCGACGCCTTCTTCAACGAAACGCTCGTGACCGCCGCGATCGAGCACCGGGAGGGCGGATCGGCCGTGACCGGGTCGACGACTTTCACCGGCGACGGCTACTTCACCGAGGTGTCCCTTTCTGCCGCCGATGGGGAAGAGGCCACCCTCGACGCCACCGTGGAGGGAGACGGCCCGCTGAGCCGCAACACCGCATAGCTCAACAACCGACAGGTCCATATTCGACTTTTGCGGAGCCCCGTTCTCGGCGCGAGCCGGGGCGGGGCTTCCATTCATGCCGACAGGCACTCGCTTTCTGCTCCGCAAACACGCTGTTTTCAGTCATGCCACAGTTCGACAACGCAAGCCTCACGTCCGTCCCAGACCCCGACGCGAAAGACGTGCTCGTGATCGAGGTTCAGGGGCGCACCCTCGGGTGGTGTGGGGACGGGCTCGCGATCAAGCGCGCCAAGCAGGCCGGCATCGAGATCGGCGACATCCTCGACGACATCCGCCGGATCGCCGAAGCGAACGACATTCTCGACGAAATGGAGGACGCCGACTCGGAGGAAGACATCGACGAGGAGGCCTTGAAGGAGCTCGAAAAGAAGGGGCTGGGGCTCAGTGAGTACGTCGAAATGGTCGCCCGGCTCCTATGGGTGGGACTGCTCCGACTGGAGCCGAACGTCCCGCTTGACGCCGCCTACGCCCTCGTGAGCATCAAAACGCTTGATAACCTGCCGGTGGCGGCGATGGTCGAGCAGATCATTCCCGACATTGACGAGGACGCCCAAGGCGACAGCCCAGCGGGAAAGCGCCAGGAGGGGCAGAAGTCGCCTCGCTGACGACAGACGAGTTCTTCCTGTCCCTCTACGAAGCGGGCTGCACGCGCCGGGAGATCCTGCGCTCGGAGCTTTCGCACCTGCTGATGCGCCTACGCGCCTACCAGCGCCGGATGCGCCGAGAGGAGGTGCACACCCTCGGGCTGCGAAACGAGGTGCGATCGGCATTCGGCGGGGACCCGCTCGACCCGTACCAGATGCAGGCGGCGCCGTCTACGGGCGAGAGCGGCGACCTCGACGCCTTCAAGTGGCGCGTGCACCAGGAGACGGACATCGACATCGAACACGACCTGACCACGAACTGACGCCCTCACAGGCACTGGGCTCATGGCCGAAGAGACGCTCCTTTACCGCTACGAAGAGTCCGGGCTCGACGACCTGCGCCGCGAGACGAAAAAGCTCGCGGAAGACTTTGAGGACGTGGGCGACGAAGCCACGCAGGCCGGGGCCGAGGTAAAGGCCGCGATGGAGGGGGCTGAGGACTCCGTTGAGGAGCTGGACGACCGGGCGATTGACTTTGACGTGCGGGCGGCGCTTGCGTCGCTCCAACGCGTGAGTGGCGCCCTCGACGACATCGAGCGGAAGATTGACCACTTGGATGGGCGCACGATCGATATCGACAGCGACGTGGACCGGGAGCGTGTCGGCGGTGCTGTGTCCGGTGGCGGCGGGGACACGTCTAGAAGGGGCGCCCGCCTGCCGGGGGAGCTTGACGAGGTACAGGAAGGCGTGTCCTTTCTCGGGGCGCTGCCCCCGAAGGTGAAGGCCCTTATCGGCGCAACGGTCGCCGCGACGGCCGCCCTCGGAGCGGGGGCGGGGCTTGCAGGCGTGGCGACCCGACTTGCAAATGAGCTTGGCCCGCGGGGACTCCAGAACGACGTGAAGGGACTATCGGCGACCTACAAAGAGGTAGGGAGGGACTTTGCTTCGGCCTTCGACGACGTGATTCGTGGGCAGGTGCTCACGACGCTGCGAGGGTTTGCCGACATCATCCAAGCGGTTGACGACGACTTGGCCGCGTTCAGCGGCGAGATTCTGAAGCTGCTCCGGCTGACGCCCGGTCTGGGGAATGTGATTGCGATTGCGCAGGGCCTCGGGCAGGACCGGGATACCGGCGACTTAGTGAACCGTCAGCTTCGCAAGGCGCTCAAACCCCTCCGCATACAGGTGCCGGCGTTGCGGCGGGCGGAAGACGCTGACCCGGGCTTCAGCCAGCAAGACGAGCTTCAGCAACGGATCTCCGCGCTGGAGAAGGTCCGGGACAAGCTGTTTCAACTTCAGCAGCAGTTCCCCGACGTGGTTCTAGCAACTGAAGAGTTCCCACGGCCGTTCGAGCGGGTGCTCAAGCTGCTTCAAAAAAGCAGAAGTGAGCTACAATCTATTGAAAACCGAAGCTTCGACGGCCCCGGCTTTCGATCCGGCGACATCAC